GCCCCGCCCGCCCCCGTTCGTCTCCCTGCGTCATATAGGTCAGCCCCGTGCCCGTATCCACCGTGAGCCACCATGCCGCCATCGAAGCGGCGAAAAGCACCTGGCTGTTCTCTCTCTCCGCATAAATAAAGTTATACCGGCGGCATATCTCCTCGTATGTCTCCATATCCCGTTCATCCACTGTCCCAGGTATATCCTTGAACATCGCATACTCTTCGGCCGCCGCAAAATCAACCAGGTTGTCTATGGCAGCGATGAGAATGTCACGCTGCAGCCGCTCTCTCTCCGTCGTAAAGTCATTATGGTTTCTCAGAATCTCCAATGCACGGTCCAGGTCAATACGTAAACCTGTCAACGCTTTGTCTATCAGGAAAGAAGCACGCAAAGTGATGATGTCCTCCATAATATCGAGGCGTTCGGCACTGTTTTCGTAGTGGAGAATGAACCTGCGGAATGCCTCAAATATGACACGGTACTCCTTTTCCGTACCGGATTCCTGAGAAGCGGACGCCCTGACGGCTCCATATGGAACACCGTTTGGGAACGGAAGCCGGGCCATCACTCCGTTCCCCGCAAAAAATTTTCAACCTTACTCCCCCGGGGATGCCCGTAACGTCGGAAATACTCTTCGTCTGACATGATACCGCGGTCGTTATGGCCGGGAATGTACCGGCCGCCATCCGCTTCAAGCCCCATAACCGGGATGGCATTAAGCTGCTTGCCCACATTGATTCCGAACTCCTTCTCGATTTCGTCAGCCGCAACCTCGTATTTTTCTGTAATGAGCGAATAGAGCCTGATACGGTCCTCGTTATTCATCTCTATCCGGTTTGAATACCTGAATTCCAGTCCTGCAGGAATATATCCGATGGCTACCAGCCGGGGGATTATCTCCTCATTCATGACATTCTCGATATATCTGCGGTAAACCTCGATACGGTCACGGAAAATGTCCTGATGCGCCTTTGTAGAACCCACATACGACTGCATCCCTCCGGCCATGGACTCGGAACCGAGCACAAGGTTGGCAACCTCCTTGTTGACAAAGTCAATCAGTCCGGTATATATCTTTTCCGAATTGGACATGGTGAAGGTCTTGATGTCCACCTCATCCTCGATGCCGGTGACCACGACCTTGTTCTGCGCCGCATTGGCTATTTCACCGGCCAGCCGTTTGCGGTCGGCATTGCTCTCACTGACCGTCTTTCCATGAATGATCGGTTGTCCGTAGATGTGGGAGAAGTTAACATAATTGGCCACCGTGAACTTTTTGGCGAGTATCAATGGCGTTGTGGCAGAAAAAAGCCCAAGGTCACCCGAGGTTACCAGCACATAACAACGGTGGTAGGCCGGATTGCGCAAATCCCAATGAGGCTCCCATAGCCCCTGCCTTTTCAGTACAACTCTCTGGTCCGGTAGTACATTGCGCCGTTCGATGATGTTGACTTCCGCCAACCTGCCTGTTCCGGAATCAACATACGGCATGATTTCGAGTAAAGTATACCCGTAAAGCTTGGCTTCCACGATACCCTTGATTATCTTGTCAAATTGCGAGCCCTGTATCTTTTGCGAGTTCACCACGTCTTTGGTATATTTCCCTTTCCCGTTCACATGCGCAAGCATATAACGGTCGCCGAGTATCTGGCTCTCCAAAGTTTCAACCACCGACCGTATATGCGCATCCTGCTGCAGGCAGGCCTCGTACAAGTCAATGAGCCTGGCACGGTCATCAAGGATGTATCCTGAGCTTATATCCTGGCGGCATGAACGGTAGCGGTTGTTACGTTCGATTTCGCGGACATACTCCTGAATGGTTTTCTTGGAAGTCCTGAATATGCTCTCCAAAAGTTCCCCGTTGAATGAATTGTCCGATGTCACCATATTTTTTTGCTTTTTTACCTAAAGAGTAGAGAGCAGGCGGGAGAGAAGTTTTGTACAAAAAAAAGTATATGAAAAACAGGCTTCTTAATGCTTGATTTGCAAAACGAAATAACACAACCAAATATATAGATATTTCGATTTGAATTTTCTGTAAATTGCTTATTATCAACGATGATCAATTAAATAAAAACGAAAAACACTCTTATTTTTTTTGTGATATTTCACCATAAAAAGATATATATTTGCACAATGTTAAATACAAATTTGAAAACAATGGAAAAAAGAACATGAAAGAAGAAAAGATTCCCTGCCGGACAGTCCGGTACAGGGAATTCCCCGATTTGCTTTTTGGAACGTCACAGGAGGACGGACCGGTCTATTTCGACGCAACACATTTTATCCGGGCCCGAGGAGACGCACACCGGCACAACGTCCGTGACTTCCGCGCCTCTTTCCATCATTGGATAACAGCGCTGACGGATGTTTACGGAATAGACAAGGAAAACATGGTTATCCGTGACGAGGCGTCGGGACATCTGTTAATTGATGAATGTCTGGCTCTATTATTTGTCGTTTACATCGATCCTGCATTCGGTGCCTACCTTCTGGAGCGCATGTCCGAATTGCTGTCCGGTGGATTTACCGTTTCAGACACTTGGCTGGTACAGACTGCCGGCCTTAGATTTACAAAGGAGGAATTAACGCAAATATTAGGACAACATGAGACGTAGTACATTTAAACGGCCAAAAATGGTGCTCATTTTCAACGGGGCACAGGTTCTTGTCGCCATTACGCGCTCGCTACATAGTGCGGCGGAACTGACAAAAGGCAACTTGCAAGCCATTTCATTTTGTTGCACGGGCAAGTACGTATGCAGCGGCGGGCTCTATTTCAGACATCTGCATCCGGATGTCGAGATCGAACTGTCCGACCTTGGCACGCTGATGCTGAAGGATTATGATGCCCTTTGCGGTGAGAAACGTACATACTATCCGGTGCGCAAAATGGCCCACAAGCGGGCCTTGCTTGAGAATAAACGTAAATCTGACAACAAAAAGAAAGGAGGAAATGATTATGAGAGAGAATAGGAACATTCCGTTTCGGGACTGGAACATACGGGTTTCCCGAAACCACAGCGGCCATCTGCACATCTGTGCCATGGACGTATGTAACATACTTAAACGGAGCGAGTTGCTTGAAGACGGGGCCATCGCCCGTATCTGCCCGACGGCATTGAGGATCAGTTTCCGGAAGAACGGACGGGAGCAGTGGAGTTTCCGACCCATCGATATGCGTAGGCTTTTGCGGACGGTGCGCAAGGAGACTATTATACCCCGCGACATGCTCGACGAGCTGGAGGCATGGGGCAACCAACTTCTGGAACTGGAGTCTGATGATCTGCACTCCGCGGTCCAGAATGACATAATCCTTCATTTCATGGAAGGGTTTCCTGTCACATTCCGGCGCGTCGGTGACAAGTTGATGGTCAACGCCACACAGATCACGATGCATTTCGGGAAGATTCCATCCGAGTGGCTCCGCATTGCCTCTACAGATATGCTCCGCAGGGAGATGGCGGGTAACGGACGTACCGGAAAGTATGAGTCGCAAATCTTCACCACGCGTGGACGTGGACATGGGGCGACCTGGCTGGAATCCCCCCTTATCATACCGTTGGCTCGGTGGGTCGCACCGGAAGACCTGTCCCTGGCGGAATGGGGTGGTGAAGCTATCGAAAAGCTGTCCATGAAACGCCCGACGACTGCCATTCGTGAATATCCGAAGTCGGCACCCCCCAATATGCCTTGCCTGGATTGTCCCATGCCGCAAGATATGGAGGCAGCAAAGGAACTGATCCGGGAACTACGGAAAGTGGTGCACGACTCCATGCCCAAAATTGTCTTCTACGAGGAGTTCATCGAGAACAGGGACTGGTTCAAGAGCACACGTATCGCCGACGAGCTCGGTATTTCCCCGCGACAGCTGCATCAGTTTCTTGCCGAGGAAGGAATCTGCAAGTACGAAAAACGGCAGTGGGTGGTCTTCCCCTCCTGCCGGGCATGGCAATGTGATGTCCCCTACACATGGGAGAACAGCCGGGGAAAGGTATATACCTTCGGTTCGACAAAACGTTGGACGCAGGCCGGCCGTGAATGTATCATAGAGTTATGGCGGAAAAAGAATCCGGAATACCATTTACCGGGCGCATAACGATGGAGACAGCATTACAGCGAATAATCCGCAAGACAGGAAGGCGTCTGGTGGAATGCCGCTGTCCGCTATGCAGGCAGCAATGCCACACCCTGTGCCTTGGTACGCCGGAAGATATCCTGCGGCTACTGAAAGCCGGATATAAGGAGAGGCTGACACCCACCGGATGGGCTGTGGGATTGTTATATGGAAAAACTCCGGGCATTGTACCAATGGTACAGGCCAGGCAGGAAGCCGGAAGATGTACATTTTTCCGGGACGGCTTATGCGGGCTGCACTCTATCGGACTCAAACCTACGGAAGGAAGACTGTCATATCACACCATCACAAAGGAGAACCTGAAATTCAGCAAATCGCTCTCCTGGAACGTGCCCAGGGAGTGGCTGGACGAACGGAATGCCGGTACGATACGGGAGATCTGCCGGCTGATGGAGATATAGTCGGGAGACGGCTCCGTGAATGAGGCTAAAATATAACCCGTTAATTCCTCCGCGCCGATTTCATGGCCGTCTCTTATTAATTCATATCAATTGAAAACAATTTGCACCAGTCATGGCTATCCTTACCATGAAACCAAATAAAAGCAATGATATGGAATTAAAAAGCAGAATGACCGTCGAGGAGATGGCGGCACACCTGACGGAACATACCGGCAAGTTCGCCAACCGGGTTTCCGTGGGACGTTATGCCAAGAAACTGGGTTACTCCGTGTATAAACCGATGCGAAATGGCAAAATATGCCACTTCTATGTCAATCCCGCAATAAGGGATGATGAAGCGGGAAATTCACAAACGGACGTTTCCGGGAAATAGCGCGCCATGAAAGAAGATAATGAAAAAAAAGTGGTGGTGATACCGTTTCTGAAATGCTTCAGCGGACTGGTGGGAGCATTTCCACCGGAAGAGGTCATATTCATGATGTACATGGCGGACCGCACACGTCTGCGGGAGAAGGGATATGATACTTTGCGTAGTAAACGATATCATATGGAGAGTATGGAGATCGGTTCGCGCCTTTTTGATAAATGCGTGAAGAAGGCAACATGCATGGGATTGATTAAACGGGTTCCGCTTGGCGGAATGTATGACTATCTCTGGGATATGTGCGCTTATGACAGACTCGTGAAAATACTGGCGGAACTGAAAACATCCTTTTGTACCAAGGCATTCTGCCGGCAGGTGTTTGAGGTGGAAAAAAGAACAGTGATGTCCGTCTCTGACAAGGAGGTTTACCTCTGGAAGGAGAACGGGCAAAAGTACGGAACATGTCCGCCTTGAAAGGAGGCACATGAAAGAATAACAGACGGTATCATTGCATGCCGTCTGTTTTTTCATGTCCGTAGCCATATGCGCCAAACAACAGATGTCTATTTTGAAATAAAATATGGCGGCAGGGGGGGGAGGCCCCGGCGCCCCCCCTTTTTTTTCTTTTAAAAGGATCAAATGTACCGGATAACTGAGACGAGGGGTGTTACAAATGTAGCAACAATACTATAAGCAGTATTATACAAGAAGAAGATGGTAGATGTACTTTTTTCTTTGGAGCAAAGAAAAAAGATACCAAAAAAGAAACAAATAGATAGCAGACGGCATCGCCGTCTGTTTTTGTTTTTATAAGGGAAAGAACAAAAAAAGAAAGGGCTACTTCCCTTTCAGATTCCTAAAGGAGAGAACGATAAAATAATATTCTACCCCTGCTGCCATGTTTATCTCCTGACATCCTTGCCCCGGTTCAGCTTGACGATGGAACGTACACAGTCACACACCAGTTCGGCATCCTTACGTTCCCTGAAATAGTTTCCACATTCCAGTCGCTTTCTGTCTGACGGCCGGCTGCTGTCCCTGCATTCACAGATTTCCAGGACATCATTCAGGTAATAGTATTTCCCTCCACGATTAATATGCATTTCCAGCGGTTCAAGGCGTTTCAGCCGTCCGTTCCACACAATCCCTTCCCTGTGTAACGCAGCGGCAAACCGGCTGCGGGCACTGGTTCCTATCGGGGTAATCTGCCAATTCTCCGCAATGCCGATTTCCTCATGCAGTGAATGACGCAGGGTGCCGTCCTCCTCCATCAGGCAATACAGCACAAGATTTCCTTTCCTGTCAATCTCCTTGAACGCCCCCAATATGACATGCCCGTCCAAAAGACTCACTTTCACCTGCTGCCCGTCTTTGGGTATGTACATGGATTCTGACAATGCGCCTTTGCGCCTGTCCCATACCAGATGCCGTTTGTTCAACAGACGCTGTACCTCAATCTTCTGTTCCGTATCCGCTTCCCGGCAGTCTTTCAAGGGCATTACGACATCGTCCGTAAGAAGTTGTTTGTCCGCAGTCACCCTGACCGGGACTGAAATACACTCGCCGGAAACATCACCCACAAGTCCCGTCTCCAATGTTGTCTCATTGAACACGACCAACCCCTTGCTTATGCAGAGTTTGCCCGGAATATTCCTGATATTCTTTCTATGATATGGTTTCATTATTCATCCTTTTCTTCGCTTCCTTCCTGTAACATTCGAAAGCCATATTTTATACATAAGAGAAAAATTATGGCAAATATACACAAATCCAGCAAAAAATACAGGCGTTTAATTACCAATTCTCAGTATTCTTATACAAAATCACAAAAAACATACAAAAAAGTCAAAACTCGTACATATGCATTTCCGTATATATTCTATATGTTTAACAAATAGGCTGTAACATCGTACTCCCTATCGGTGAAAATCCCATCTTAACATACTGCTTTACAGGATTCAACAAGCCGTTTTTTACCGGTAAAACCAAGAATATGTACCAAAGGGAGGAGTACTTTGGGACTATATATTTATATCCCCATTTCCGGTGTTCCCCAAAGTCGGTCTTACCTGCAAGAAACGAAAATCTTCTGAAAGTCTGTATATCCATGAAAACCGGAAGTATGTGTATCTGTGGCCTGGAAATGTCTTATAAACGCAGGAATAACAGTTATGATTGTATTTAAATCCACTGTAAGTCCATGTCCCGTTACTATATATTTTTTGACGTCTACTTACAATTTTATGACAGGGCCCCATATTTGGCCGTTTTAAAAAACGGGATTTGGAAAAATGCCCCGAGGATAGAAATCGAATCCGCACCTTGGAGTACACCCACCCGGTTCTTTTTAAAATTGTTATTTTATTGATTTATAATAAGTTACTTGTCTTACTTTTATATAAAGTAAACATAAAACAGACTTTTTTTTATTATTAGTTACAAAATGAAAGCAATATATATTTTTTCATTCTGTTTTTATCTAATTTGGATATTTATTCAGACCTATACCATTGATAATTAAATATATAGTAAAACTTTCATTTTAATATACATATAGAAACGGGCTTTTTTCGTTTTTTGCAATGAAAAAATTTTTTTTCGCAAAAGCTATTATTTTATATATTATTGATATTCAATGGTTTAATAATTCTCTTCGCGCGTATGCGTACCATATTTGCAAAAGGGGTGTTTTTGAAACAATCTAAAAAAAAATTCTCAAAAAGTTTTGCAGTTCTGAAAAACAGTTTTATAATAGTCATGTACTCGAAAGCCAAACAAACGGCAAACAAGTACGGAGAAAAAAAGAAAAAAAATAGATAACTAAAAAACAGATTTAAAAAACAGAAAAACAAAGACCGCCGAGAGCGAGAAACAAAAAGCCCTTTTTGTGGGAAACCTATTTTTGAGGCTTGGAAAATCAAAAATTCGCTTGTTCGCTTTGGAGCGATTAAATAGGGTGTTAAATAACCACACCGAGCAAGACTACAAACCAATGTAGCAAGTTGGAACGGCTAAAAACGTGTTTTTAGACCGCATACACAAAGCACGCAAATTTGGGAGTGCAAGTTGTATGAAAAAGGACGTGTAAGAATAATGCCATAATTGCGCCCAGTGCGCTCGGAATAAAATGCACGATAGCGGTAAAAACTATCCGTATAGAGGACGCCGGTAAATGTATATGCCAATGCTATGCGCAATACCCGGCTCGGCAAAACGCCTAAATGCCTCACCTTAAAGTTATCTGCCGGATTGGAAAAGATCCGGGACGTGCCAAAGAAACGTCTTGTCGAAATTGGAGTAAGCGAGCGTTTGCCATGATGCGAAGTTACAGATATTTGTCATTTAACATTGCAAATATAGTATTTTTTTGCGAGCAAACTATAGGGCACGTTAAGAAAGTTGCGGAAATGAATTAAAACCCGCGCATGTAGGGTGAAATACATGGGCGGGTTATGGGCACGTGGCAATGGCTGCCACATTTCGCAGCAATGTGAGATTTCCGGTTCGATTCCGGAAGTGCTCGCAATACGCACTTTTGCGTAGTAACTAATACTTTATCATTATGGCAACAAGCAGATTAAATTCAGAAGAGTTTGTAAATTTGGTGAACGGGTTGAAAGGCGTGATCCTTGTGTATAAAAGTACAGACCGTGACGGCAATGAAAAAGAAACCGCCCAACAGTTCTTCGGTGCGGATTATGAACCGAAAGACAAGACGCAGGATGAAATTTTCCGTGTGTGGAAAAATGTGGTGATGACTTTCTGGGCTGTCAAAGCCGAAGAAATCAAATTGCGTGAGGCGAACGACGGCATCCGCTCGAAACTCCGTGCCACAACTCCGTGTGCCGTCATCTTCCGCACCGAAAAGGGTGAAACGGTGAAACGCTTCGACTTGGAAGAGTCCGTATGGGCAAAAATCGGTCTTGTACCGACCAAAAAGGACTTTGAACGCACGGCACGTGACTACAAGAAAGCTATCCACGCCGCCGCAAAAGCGTCCTTTGATGCGCTTGGTTTCCGTGTGGCGCTGCCAAGAGAAGCGGAACAACCGGTACCACAACCTGCCGAAGTCCCGGCAGCAGTGACCGTAGAAACGACTGCCGGAACCGTGGCGGAACAGGCGGGCGCCAAAAGCAAGGGCAAAGGCAGAAACAAAGGCAGAAACAAAGCAACCGAACAACCGGCTGCCGGACAGTCCCAAGAACAGCCTGCTGAAGTAACCGCTGAAACAACCGCCGGAGCTGTTTCCGAACAGGCGGCAGGACAACAACCTGCCACTGATATGAAAACTGCCGCCTGATTCATTGGAATTTCCGGTGAATTGCAGGTAACATGCCCGCATTGTATGGCAATGTGCCGACTTTGCGGGCTTTTTCCGTCCAACTGTCTACATATCACTGTATGCCAATGGTATATCCTGCAACAAAGTGGTTTGTGAGAGTAAAGATGTTGCTATTTGCCGTATCACCGCCATTGTTATACAGCGTGGCACATCCGGGCAAACACTTGCGGTCAAAATGCCGCCATCAGCATAACTCCCGTTTTACAGGGAGATGCCGGATTAAATTCACGGGTGCTTCAGGTCCTGGCTGAAAACGGGTTCGACTCCCGTACACCCACACTTCCAATTTAATTTCCACAATTTACTTCTTTGCGTCGTGAGATGCCGTTCCCACCCCCGACATAACACGGTTGACGTAGTGCAGCAGGGCTGCCTTCAAATCACCCTTCACTGGGTGAGCTACGTCCCGCTGTTATCCCCAGTTTGGAACGTGAGGTAAAAGGAAACACCGAAAAACAGATAACTTATAATATATTTCAACATGGTAGAGATATTTTCCACAGACCGTACCATGAGTCTGGGCTGCTTTGTAAATTTCAAGGCTGCCAAAGGTACACTCAGCGGGCTTGCCGATGCCGGGATACTCAGCGAAAAACCGGCTGTCATGGTGTGCAGCTACAAGAATGACGAACCGCAACAGGAATATGTCGCAACTTATTCCGGCGGGAAATGGCATACGCCACGGATACCCAAAGTTCTCCATGCCGTCGAAAACAGGACAAAAAGACGCCACAGGAAACGTTTGCGCAAAGAATACCCGACTCCGGAACACTGCTTCCGTGAAGGGTTTCCTGACTGGATGAACAGGTCATACCCGGTGCCATATGCTGACAATCTCAGAAGTTGCAACCGGAAATGCCGGATACATGCGGTATAATGCAATAATCAAAACAAGACATGTAGATACTAATTGAAAAGTGCGCTGTATTCTAATTGAAAAGAGCTCCATCCATAACTTGTTACAAAATTACTAT